ATACAGTAAGGGAAATTATCTGAGCATAGACACGAAGTCAATCAAACATATTGACCTTCTTAGTGTTGCGAGCTCCATTGATAAACTCATTGGAAGCGGTAGTTTCTGTATTGATGATATAAGGATTGCACTAGGAGAAGAGCCGCTAAATACAGATTGGTCAAAACAACACTTCATAACAAAAAATTATGAACTTGTTGAGGAAGCATTAAAAACATTGAAAGGAGGTGAGGCAGGTTGAAACAACAAGTATTAAAGTTTGATTTTAAGCAGCAGTTGGATAAGCCAAACACGCTAGATCTTTTTATTTACAGTGTAGTTTCACCGGATAGTTATAATTGGTGGACACAAGAGGAGATAAAAAGTGAAACTTCCGCAGATTTTTTTAGGAAACAGCTTGAACAATATAAAGATGTTGAATATATAAATCTATATGTCAATAGCGCTGGTGGATCTGTCAAAGAGGGGTATGGAATTTTTGCACAGCTTGAAAGACACGATGCTTATAAGACTGTTTATGTAGACGGTTTTGCTCATTCTATTTGTGCATTCATTGCGATGTGTGGTGACAAAATTATTATGTATGTAAATAGTGTAATGGGTATACATAATATGATGGATGGCTGCTGGGGTAATGCGGATGAACATAGGCAATGTGCAGACAATCTTGACCGAATGATGGAAGGTAACAGGCAGGTTATGCTTAATCGTTCGAAAGGTAAGATAAGCGAAGATAAACTAATAGAATTACTGAGAAAGGAATCAATCCTTACAGCAGATGAATGTCTACAATACGGTTTTTGTGACGAGATTGCAGAGACGGCAGCAGATCCTGAACAGGTTATGCAGATGATGACAGAGATTAACATGACAATGCAGTCGCAGATAAAGTATTTTGGTTCGTTGAAACAAACTTTTAAAGAAGCAATGACAGCATCAGCGGCTCACATAACAAAGGAGCCTAAACCGGGAATAACTGAACCGACTGGCACAGAAGCTAATCAGACAGACCCAAAAGACCCGACACTAAAGAAGACAACAGTAAATGACCCAGAAGGTGAACCGGAAGGAGATCCACCACCGGAATCTGTTCAGGTTAAAGACTTTTTTATGGGATTGTTTAATTAAATATATCCTAAAATAAAACAACATAAGCGGCTTAATAGCTGCTTTTATTTTACCAAAAAAAGGAGATGAAATCATTGAGAAACCTTGACACACTTAAGCAGAAAAAAGAAGAGATAGGCGTAAAAATTCAACAGTCTATGAAAGACAATGACAAAGAGGGATTTGCACAGGCTTGGACAGAGCTTACAGATTTCTTTCAGGAAATGGTTATGGCAGAAGCACAGGGGCTTGTACAGACAGCTGATAATGCTGTACTCATGGGGCGTGGTGTTCGCGCGCTGACATCAAAGGAAACACAGTATTACGAAAACGTAATTACTGCGATGAAGTCAAACAATCCTAAACAAGAGCTTTCCATTATAAATGAGGCTTTACCAACAACCGTAATCGATGCGATTATGGAAGATATCGTCGAGGAGCATCCGTTACTGGATGAGATAAGCTTCCAGAATACAGGTATGCTGACTGAAATCATAGTATCTACGCTTGACGGGAGATTTAAAGGAGTATGGGGTGCGCTTAACAGTGCTATAGCCCATGAACTCTCCGCGGGGCTTATGAAGATAGATCTCGCAAAGAAAAAACTTTCTGCTTTCATTCCGATAAGCAAACCGATGCTTGAAATTGGACCAGAATGGATTGATCGCTATGTGCGAGCAATACTTACAGAATCTATAAGCAATGGCTTGGAAGACGGAATAATAAACGGAACTGGGGTTAATTCTCCTGTTGGAATGACAAAGGATCCAAATGGTGATTTCAACGCTGAGACAGGATATCCAGACCTTACGCCTGTTGTTGTAACACAAATAACCCCTGCAATATATGGGACAATAATTGGGTCGGTAGCAGTCGGAAGGAACGGACTTTACAGAAGGATATCGGAAGTTTTGTTGGTGTGTAATCCAGTAGATTACTATACAAAGGTAATGCCTGCAGTAATGTTCCAGACCAATGATGGAACCTGGGTTAGCCGCTGGCCATTCCCGACCAAAGTAATACAGTCTGTTTATGTGGCAGCGGGAAAAGCGATAATCGGTATTGGTAAAAGATACTTTTTCGGACTTGGCACAGGCAAAGACGGAAAAATCGAGTATTCGGATGACTTTGCCTTCTTGGATGATGACAGGTATTATCTGACTAAACTTTACGGTGAAGGAAAGCCGTTGGACAGCACATCGTTCAAAGTTCTTAATATATCTGGACTTGAGCCGCTTGATTTGCGTGTGCTTGTCGCAAATTGGCCTGATGAAGAGGATCCGATGGAAGTAACTAATATGTCAGATCCGCGATTGGTTTCTTTGGCGATTGGTGCGCTGACATTGTCGCCGACATTTGATAGGGACGTAAATTCTTATACAGCCGCGACAACCAATGCTACCAATACAATAACCGCTCTTTCGAAGGATGGAGACGCAGCTATCACGATACTCAACGGAGCGACAGAGGTTGCAAATGGAGCTGCGGCTACATGGGTGGAAGGCGAGAACATAGTAACAATTACAGTAACAATAAATGGTCAGACAGAAGTCTATACAGTTGTTGTGACAAAATCTTAATCTATAACTAATCAACATAAAAGGCGTGGTAAATTCCGCGCCTTTTATAAAGCAGGTGAATAATATGGCATTACCGGAAGGACTTTTAGAAGCAGTTAAAAACTATCTGGATATTACATGGGAGGATAGTGCAGGTGATACTAAACTCGAAGGGATAATAGCGCGTGGTATGTCTCGGCTCAATGAAATAGCTGGGGTTACAAATGTATCCACAAACCCGCCTGACCCTGAAGCTGAGAGTAAGGGGTTTAATTTTACCGTAGAAGACCAACCACGATCTTTGCTTTTTGAGTATTGTAGGTACGCACGTTCGGGCGGCTTGCAGGATTGGGAAGTCAACTATATGTCAGAGCTTATTTCTTTGCAAAATAGAGAAGAGGTGAAAGCTTATGTCAGGGAAACAGAAGCCGCAGACGTTTAATGATGGAGTAGTCAATCTATATACAAATGGTAATACAGCCGCTGAAGGAGATATGCCAAAAGATGGACTTATATTAAAGCACGAAAAAGTAAGGTTTCACAAGCGGACAGTAGGACTGCAGAGATATTGGTCTGCAATGCAAAACAAAGTTCAGATTGATAATCTTATCCGAATACCGAAACTGGATGACATAGTGCCGGGGTATATAGCTGTAATCAATGGAGGAGATCAATACGAAGTGAAGCAAGTGCAAGAACCTGAAGGCGTATATCCCATTGTAATGGATTTGTCGCTTGAAAGATTGGAGCATAATTATGGAACTGATTGATATAAAGAATGCTCTACTTACTATTGATGTACCTGTATTTCATTATCATGCTAAAACAAAAGAGAATAAATATATTGTTTGGGCAGAAGAGGGTGAGGGCAAATCCTTAAGCGCAGGTAATAAAAAGCAAGTCCAGACAAAGACAGGTACGATTGATTATTTTACCAAAGAGGAATACGACAGTAATTTTGACGCGATACAAAATTCTCTTAATGTGCTTGAAATAGGCTGGTATTGGAACTCGACACAATATGAAAAGGACACAGAATATATTCACCATGAGTGGGTATGGGAGATGCTCTGATGAGGATAACTTTTTCACTAGAAGATGAATTAAGTATCAAACTCTGGAGGCTTGAAACTGAAGCTTTGAATATTGCGAAAGAAGCAGTTTATGCCGGCGCAAAAATAGCCGCCGATTATATTCGCGGTGGATACGAAGAAAAATTAAGCGATGAATCAACAGGTGAAATGATGAATTCTTTTGGAATTGCATCTATTAGAGAAGATGAAAACGATTATGTCAATACAAGTATTGGCTTTGATGGCGAAGACAGTAAAGGTGTACCAAACCAGCTAAAAGCAAGGGTGTTTGAAAGCGGCTCTAGCAAGCAACAGAAAACACCTGTTATAAGACCTGCCATGAAACAAGCAGCGTATGATATAGAGCTTGCAATAGGAAACAAAATGGACAGAAAATATTATCCGTTAGCAGGGGTTAAGGGGATAAGCATCGCAAAAGATGTGGTGGACTCATTGGAAAACTACAGCGCCGGAACACCTTCAGCGCTTTTACCATCACAAAATGTAAGCTGGGCGACTGAACAACCAGCTGAAGATGTTTATGCAAATAATATAAGACAGGATACAATTTATGGAACAAAAAAAGAAACGATTGTATTTCAAACACCAAACTTATCAGCCGAGGAAGATGCAGCTTTTAGAGGAATATATCTAAAAGCTACCTCAGGGCGAGCTTATGGTACAGGTGGTGAAGAGCCACCATTTGTAGCAATGGGTTTTGAAATGAATAAAGGTAAAGACGACAGTGTATATATGTGGTTTCCAAAAGGAAAAGTTACTGGAGGACAAGTTGTTGCGACTGCAAAAAATAGCGGAATAACCCTCACTACAAGAGAGTATACATTTGAATCATACGTAACAGATAAACAATGGACAATAGACGGAAAACCGCAAGGGATATCTTGGGTCAAAGGGGACACAACAACACCAGCATTTAATGCTACAGGATGGTTTGCACAGGTACAGACTCCTGATACTGAAAGTGCTCCTGATGAAGTCGCTTTGTCAAGCAGTGATCCAACTGATGATGAAACTGATGTTACTGCTGGCAAAGAGCCTAAACTTACTTTCAATAATCCTATATTAAACGAAGCTATACAGATTATTGAC